TTGTTCGCCATGTATAGTCGTAGGCGCCACTCCTATATTAAGGTAGCGCCTATCAGTTTTCTTCATCGGCTGGGAGTGGGACCTCGGGAGGGGACACGGGCATACGGCCCTCTCGTTGCATGAGCATCTCGTGGTCGTGCTGAGCGGCGGCTCGTGCGAGTTCGTGGTCAAGTCGTGCGGCGGACAATTTCATGTCGGCCTCGTGTTGGGGGGTCATGTTCTGAATGTCATTCGTGGTCTCCTGCTTGAACAGGTCCAACAGGTTGGTGATGATGAGCAGGGCAGGACCACCGACAATCCCTATGACCGTCAATTGGTTCTCGGTGATTTCCATGCCGTCCACCACGGACTTATAGACGGCCAACGAAGCAAACGACACCCATGCAATAACGATGGGGACAGAGACAAACCAGAATAGGCTTCTCGTGGATGACTGCCGCTTCGCCATGTTCCTACGCATCCCAATAGGAGGTTCATAACGCCATCGGGATGCCGAGCGAGGCGGTCGTGAGGGCCGCCGCCGTGAGGACAAGGCGTGTGATGCCCGACTTGATGTGTTGGTTGATGCCCTCCTTGAACTCCATGAGGTCCTCAATGTCCCGACGCTGGGCCACTTGCTCGGTTTTAATCTCTTGAATGTCGTCAGCGATGTGCGCCAAATGGTTGTCCCGAATGACCACCACATCATCACGAAGGCCCTTGAGCATCTCCAACAGAACCTCGTTAGCGTCCGCCATGATGGAATCTTGTTCAGCATGCGGTTTAAGACCGAAGCGATTGCCCAAACCAACACAGGAAGCAAAAGGATAGGTAGCAAAAGATTATATACCCCCATCTCATAGGCACTTATGCTCCGAAGGTCCGCATCTCGGGCAAAGCGCCCCCGTCGTTGATTTCAAGCGCCAGACGAGCATAGAGTAGGGAATGGAAGGCGTGGTCGTCTCCGTCTCGCCCATATTTAGTCAAGGTCTGCCCCCGAATCGGGCGCGTGTTCTTCTCATCAGCCTCGGCTGAACTCGTCAGCGAGCACCACTCGTGCGCCACCCATGCGAGTGATTCGTCAGCATAGGGTAGGCTCACCTCACGGTTCTTGATGGCCTCCACGGTCTGCTCCACATAGGTCGTGCGGTCCACGACGCACATGAAAATGAGGTTGCGGTTGTTGTCTCGCTTCTTGTATTCGTAGGGCGTCATTGGCCGAGACGAGTAGTAGCAGGACCGCACACGCTCTCCAAACTCCTCCTGCAATTCCTTGACCTGCCGAGCACCGTAGCCAATATCAGCGACGACCTGCACGCAGTTATAGTCGCCAATCATCTTCTTGAGAATCTCCACTTCATCACCTTCGCCTGTCTCACGAGAGTCCAACTTGACCGCTTGCAGTATGTTGCTATGCTCGTCAATAATCACCACGGTCGTCTCCTTCCCCCAATCAATCCCCATGTAGGTCTCGGCAGGTGGAGCGACCCCTCGGACCACATCGCGGTCGCGGTCAAAGACGGGGAGCACCTCGTCAAAGGTGAGCGGCTTGGTGGACCCAGCGAAGAACTCACCCAGCACCTCGTTGGCGAATCGTCGGGGTGTGTAGGTCTCCTTCTTCTGCGCTATGTCCTTGGCCGTGATGTCGGGGTGCATCTCCTGTGAAATGTGATAGCCGATGATGTTCGCCTTGGAGTCCGTGTGGACCCACTTTCCAGCCTCGGTGTCCCATTCACCCTTCGTGGACTTCTCCCACAGTTTCCAAAACTCGGACCCTTGCTCACGAGCCGTGCCCGATATGACCACCCATTTGTAGTCAGACTGAGCGAGCATCTCAATCAGCATCGGTAGGACATCGCCGTCGGAGTCTTGGTATTCGTCAATGCAACACAGGTCGGCCTCAATCCCAAGCAGGGCGTGAGCATCGCCCCAATTGGAGTAGGCATAGAGATGGTTCAGCGTCTTGGCTCCCACATCAAAGGTTTGGTGGCTCACGGAGGTCTTGATACGGGCGTTCAGAAGGGTCCCGTTGTTGATGGAACCCATCATGGCCCCATTGAACCGCTCCTCAACAAAGCGGCTCACCTGTGGCTGTCGGGGGGCCGTATAAACGGCGTTGAAGTAGGGTATGTTCAGTAGGCCATAGAGGAGCAAGTTGCAGATGGTCTCGGTCTTTTCCACCTTGCGAGAGCACTTGAGCACCACCATTTTGGTGGCGTCGTTCTTCTCCAAGGCTCCGAAGTGGCGGTATATCTCCACGAGGTAGTCCCGCTCGTCCAATCGGAACGGTTTGCCGTCAATGGTGCGGAAGAAGCACGACCAGCGGTCGGGGTATAGTGCAATTTCCCGAGCCTGCTCGGCCGACAATCGGCCCGTCTCGCCCTCCGCCATAGCCCCCGAGGGGGTGGCGGGGTTTGAAACCGTTGCGCTCGTTCAAGCCTCAGTTCACAAAGACAGGGCCTTTGCTTGTGTGCTTGACATAGTTCGGGCTTCCGCCGACTTGGCGCTCATCGTAGGAGCAAACCGTCTTGTAGCCAGCGGCGACGAGGAGTGCACCGAAGTGCAAGGCTTCCTCAGCGTTCCACACATTGATTGACGCTTCTCGTCCGAAGCCGTCGTTCTGAGCAAAGACCTTCCAGTAGTGCTTGCTTGTAATCATCTCTTCATCCGATGGAAGCAGTTCGTGGGTCATGTAGGTAGTTCCGAGGTATCGGTCCGATGTGAGGTCCTCAAGCGTGAGGTGCGCCGCCATGGTGTTGGCTTCATCGTTTCGTCCTTCTTCTTTGCTGGGTCCGCCGTTCTCATAGAACAGGAATTGTGGGTCTGCGTAGGTCATTTTGTATCTCTCCTTGGTTAAGCCATGGGGGCACCCCTATATTAAGATGCCGCCTAAAAGGCTTGAAATCAGTCCAGCAATCGCAAATCATGGGGTGGCCGAGCGGCAAGGCACCAATAGATGCCGCACCCTTCATGGCCTACGCGCCCGCATAGGACGGCGAGGTTCGGCCACGAGGCACCGTCTCCCAGCGTGAGAGCGTCAATCGGTCCGTGTCGTCCGCAGTTCGGGCAATACGGCACGGTGCCGACTCCCGAGACGGGGACCTCACGAGTTTGAGCGTTCATGGTCGGGTTGGTGGGAACCACCACGCTCCGAGGTATTGGCTGATTGAGAAGCCACCGTGTCAAGCGGCCACCTTCTTCTTGATTTTGTCAAAGACCTTCTGTTGCTTGGGCGTGAGCGGCAAGCCGAGGCTCGTGCGCTTCTCGCTGATGGAGTGCAGGAACGAGTGCTCCCATTCGGAAAGGTCGTCGTAGTGGGCGTGGAACACCTCAATGGGTTCGTCCACCGTGGGCTTGCCCAGCAGGCCAGCCATGATGGCTTCGTAGGTGTCATGGAGGCTCCACTTCAAGCCGTGGAGGCCGTAGCGGCGAATGCCTTGCTCCACGCTGGCGATGCCCTTAGCGAGCGCAGGAGACACCCTTCCGTCGTCCACACCTTGCTCGGCGTTGAGTCGGAAGTTCGTGGCGTCCGTGTCCCGCTCACGGCGGCGACGGGCGGCCTCAGCGTTTAGGTGGAGGCGCTCAGCGTGAACCTTCTTGGCGTCCTCCTTCCAGCGGAACACATCAGCACGGAAGTCTCGGCGCTTGGTCATGAACCACTCTTCGGTCTTGCCCGTGAGGTAGCCTCGCTCGTTAATCATGCGGTCGGCACGCTTGGCGTAGGTGCGGTTCTCCTTCCCAAAGACGGGCCAGCCTTCACGAGCGCCCGTGGCGTAGTCTCGGTATTCTTCCCAATCGGTAGTGAGGTGTCCCCCAGCGGCGAACTTCTCTCGCATGAACTTGGCCTTGGCCTTGGCCATGGCGTCCTTGAGGAAGTCTCGCTTGGCGTCGCCTGTGAGTCCCTCAGCGGCGTCAGTCATAATCTCAACATGCTTCCACACGCATTCGTTGCCGACGGTGATGGTTTTTCCTTGCACTTCGTCGTGGACTTGACACAGTTCACGGATGTGCTGTTTTCCACACAGGAAGCAGTTATGCTCTCCGACCTTTGCATAGAGAGAGTGGGTGTATTTCCAATCCTGCTTGAAGTCGTCGTAGGTTCGGATGGTCATGTTCTCGGTGTTCACGATGCGTGAGACCTTGGCGAGGTTGGCGACCACACGCTTCTCGTGCGGGGCTACGCCTCGTTGTAGGTTCTCCACGATATGCTCGGGGAGAGGGCCGTCAAACAGTCGGGTGCTCATTCGCTCTCCTCCACAATGTCGGGGTCGTGAACCTCGTGGTTGAGGGTGTATTCCACACGAGAGCGCTCGTTGCCGTGGGCGGTCAAGCCGTTCTTGACCTCCTTCGCCACGACGACATCACCGTCTCGCTTCATCTGCTTGAGCACGAACGCCATCTGCTTGGGCGTCTTGCGGTAGGATGGCTTCACGGCGTCGTTCACGGGTGCGGTGAGTTCGCTGGCGCTTTGGGGTCGTGGCTCCGAGCGTAGTCGGCTCACGATGGCTTGGCGTAGTGGCTTGGGGATTTTCATGTTTGTCCGCTCCATTTGACCGTAGGAGGTCCCTATATATAAGTGTGCCGCAAAGGACACATCGTTCAAGGCCAACCGAATGAGTGCTTGCAGTCGCCGCACTTGACAGTCAGCCCAACAGGGTGTCCGCTGGGACACATAGAGGCGGGAGTGTGGATGATAAGCCTTTGGGCACACTTCGGACATCGGGTCTCTTCCACCCAAAAGTCGCCACCGAGGTTGATGTGGATTGAGGCCCGTCGCTCTTTGTAAATCGGTGGAAGTTCTTGAACAACGAATGGGTTCTCATCGTGTTCCACGACCCTTGGGAAGGCCTCCCATTCATTCGTCTCCCCGTCCCACTCTGAGGGGATATTGGTCCAAATAGCATCACCCATCTCCCAGCCACGACGAACTGCATCAGCGTAGCGCCGTGATGTCGTGGAGAAGCGCTGAGGTGCATAGAGGCGTCCTTTCCATCCGATTGTCGGGGATGACGCATCCGACCGAGCGGAGTTAATCAAGCCAGCAAGGTTCTCTGTTTCGCCACAAATACCAAACGCCCCACCCTCGTCCCAATCGCCGTTAGCGATGAACCCAATCAAACGGGCCATAACCTGCGAGAGACGGGTGTGAACTGCGTTATTTTTCGGAGCCGACACCATCTCCGTCTCGCCTTGAAGGACTGATTGGAAGTCGTGAGCATCTCGTGGTGATATGGTCTTGAGGCATACCTCCATGCGGTGCTTGGGAGCACATCCTTGGCCACGCATGAACACTCCTTGAGGCACACGGTCCTTGGGCCAAATGACGCCGATTTGAACCGCTTCATCGGTGCGGACCCATCCGTTTTCGTTGTCAATGGAAATCTCGCCGAGAGCAGGCGACTCCATGATACTGTGTATCATCTCAACGACGCCACCATGCGTCATCTCAAAGTGTCCCCAATTCAATGATTCGGTGTAGCGGTGCGCTAAATCAACGAAGCCGAGAATCGGTTTGGCTGGGTGATAATCCACCGCCGTGAACGCAAGGTCATAGCGCACGGCTTCTTGCTCGTTGTAGGTGCCTGTGCGGCGCTCGGGTGGCTCATCGCCAGTCGGAATGAGGACTGAGCGCTTCATTGGACCACTACCTTCATTTTCTTCTTGAGCGCCTTCTTGAGCGCCATTTTGAGGGGCACGAGAATGTCCGAGGCGAGCGTGCTGATGTCTTTCACAGAGGCGTGGCCGTGGTTTGCATACCACTTGGCCGTGTTCATTCCAGCGATGCCGACAGAGAACAGAATGCAGTCGTCCTTCTCAGCCTCAGCCAAGACGGACTGCAAATGGGTGCCGCTACCCATACCCCGTGGAGCAGGGCCACATGGGGAGCCGTCGCTGATGATGAACACCATACGGCGAGCGTCGGGTTGGCCGAACTGCTTGGTGCGGTTCATGGCCCATTTGACGGCGTAGCCATCGGAGTTTTGGGAACCCGAGAATGGTGTGGCGATTTGTTGCTTGACAGTCGTGGTGAGCGATTGGTTGGCGCCCTTTCGCACATTGATGTAGGTTGCTCCTTGAGAGTAGCCACGAATGCCTCCATTGGACGAATTGAAGTCCACGACCTCGTAGTCCGCCCCAACGGCTTCCATGGCCTCAGAGAGCGCCACAGCGGCCTTAGCGGCTTGACGAGCACGGCCACCACTCATGGACCCCGAGGCGTCAATGAGAATGACGCATCGCAACTTGAACTCCTCGTAGGTCTTGTCCTTGGTGAACAAGCGGTCGGAGGAGCGCACAGCCCACAGGCGGCGGTCGTCCAATTTGCCTCGCTTGTGGTGGGTCGTGAAGCGAGTGTCAGCGCCCTTGATGAGGTTCTGCAAGGTCTTGGCGACACGCTTCACAGCGCCCTTCGTTTGAGCCTTGGTCGCATCATAAGCGCCAACATCAGCCATGCCGTCTCGCCACGATTCGTTTTCTTGAGTGATGATGAGGTGGCCACCGTCGTTCACACGCTCGCCCGAATCGGGAACCACATGGTCCACGGTGAGGTCCTCAAGGTCTGCGTCCTCGGGGAACCACAGGTCATCGGCACCGTCAAGGACGGCTTGGGCCTCAGCCTTGAGGTTCTCCGTCAAGTCGTCTCCTTCAAACAATGCCTCGTATGAACCAGTTGAGCCGCCGAGGAACTCTGCCTCGTCGTTGTCGCCTTCACGGACAACGGCAGAGGAGCCGAAGTCGTCGTCTTGGGTCTCGGGGAGAGCGTTCATACCCTTCCCGTTGCCGTCGTCGCCAGTCTCGTCGCCAACATCTCCGCCAGCAGAATCTCCGCCAGCACCGTCGCCAGCACCATCGCCGTCGTCGCCAGTCTCGTCGCCAGTCTCGTTGCCGTCGCCAGCATCTCCACCAGCGGACTCACCGTCGCCGTCAGCATCGCCTTCGGCAGGACCGTCGCCGTCTTGAGTGGAGTCGGCCACAGGCATTTTTTCCACGAGGTCTTTGAAGCGCTTGGCTGGGGCGTCTTGAGCCTTGGCTTTGTTTCGCTTCTGCGAGTTCGCCGCCTTCTCAATGTTCTCAATGCTCATGTCGTCCGAGAAGAGACCTTCTCCCTCATCGGAGGTGGAGGCGCCGTATTCGGAGCCATCCGTCTCGTCCTCGGGGAAGTGCTTGCGGTAAATGGCGAGCACTTCACGGGCACCCTTGACCACTATGTTGGTGTTCTTGGCGGCCAAAGCATTGACGAATAGGGGGCGAGCCTCGTCCATCATGGCGATAACCTTCGGGTGGTTGATGAAGTGGCCAACGCTGAGAATGGCTTCGGTGGCGATGGCGATAACACCCATCTTGGGGGCTTCCTTGTCCTCAATGACACGGCCTGCGACGCCAGCCTTGTGCTGGGCCATCATCATGTTCTGAGCCATATCCAAGCGCTTCTTGGAGCCAGCGAAGTCCTTGCCGAGAAGGTAGTTCACTCGGGCGTCCTCAAAAATGTTCACGAAGTCGTGGAGCAAGCGGTCCTCATCACCACGCTTGATAGCGTCGGTCATGGTTTTCCAAGCGTTGAAGTTTGTGTAGCGAAGGTGGCCAGCGGCCTCGTGGGCGAGGATGGCTTCGGTGAGAATGAGGTTCATGCTATCGCTGATGCCCTGCATGATGGGGTAGGACAGGTGAACGGTGTCGCCGTCAGTTGCACATGGCTCCGATGGTCCGACTTTCAAACGCTTGACTGCTCGGCCTTTCCCTTCGTATTGTCCGCTCAGCACTTTGGCGAGGTTGCCGAGGTGGTGCTGATAGGCACGCTGGGTAGTGGGGGTCCATGGTTGGGTCATGTTTGGTCCTATGAACACCACCTATATTAAGGTGGCGGCCTATCACAAACGATAGGGTGGGTTATCCTGTCGGTCCGAGCGGAGCGTAGCGATGTAGCGCCTTGATACGGCGGAGAGATGGTCAATGTCCCAAGCGTGGGAGTGCATCATCAGACCACGGGCCACCTGCTCGGGTGGAGTGCCGTTGTGATGGGCCATGCCCAGAACCGAGAGTGGATGAGTGTCAAAGTCATGGGTGAGGTGCCCAGCGAGGACGGCCTTCGCTTGGTCTCGTGCATGAACGAATCCGAGGTCCTCGGTGTTCGGAACCACGCCGAGTGTAGCGGCGGTGATAGCCTGCCTCCACGACTTGGCGGTCTTGGCTATGTCGGCCGATAGGGGGTGCTCGCCCAGCATGGAACGCATATGCGATTCGCTCGGTCGCTTGAGTTCAATGACAACACAGGACTTCCGCACTTGATACGGGACCGAGTGCAAGGATTGGGCGAGAATGGCCGTAGGAGGGGCGTGAGGGAGCGCTTTCGCTATTCGGGACCATATCCTACCGCTGATGAAATCGGCGTCGTCCACGACGGCGTAGCGGCCATTTCCACCAAAGGTCGGATGGCGTGCGTTATCCATGGCGGTCAAGGGGTCCTCGTGGGTCTCCGCTTGCATCTCCAACGCTTCGCCAATGGTCTCAAGGACATGGTTCTTCCCGCATCCCGCTGGCCCAAAGAGGATGAGCGGTCGGATGGGGTCTCGTAGCCATTGACGGACGCCCTCAATGGGCGCCTTGGGTCCAAGGAGCATGGTCAGTCCAGCCGTCGTTGCTTGAGTGGGAGGAGCGTCTGTTGGTCTCGGTGTAGGTCCTTGATGGTCTCCATACGCATTCCTGTGTGCTTGCACAGGCGGCGCACGAGGTCCTCAAGTTCTTCAATCCGTTGCTTCATCTCAAGAGGCGTCATGGCCTCAAGGGCCACTCCCACCTATATGAACCGAGGTGGCGAGGGAGGGAAGAGAGCGAACTCCCAACCGTGCCTCCCTCGCCGTGTTCACGGCTGGGGGTGAGTCTCAAACGAAGTCCTCAAGGCGAGCGCGTGCGGCGGCCTCAACGGTCGCCATCTCGTCGGGGAGGTAGCGGCCAATCATGACATACCGCACGGCTTCGGAGAGGGAGAGGTCCTGCAATTCGTCGCACAATTGAACGAGCATACGGGTGGAGGTGTCAGACTCCATTTGGTGCTCCTTCTTGAGGCGACGGAGGTCGTTGGCGAGGTCCACAAGGTTGCCGACGAGTTCCTCATCGGCGAAGCCTGTTTGGCTCATGACGACCTGCACTTCCAAGTCCCGTGGGAGGTAGGTGAAGGGAATGGCGTAGGTGAAACGGTTCTTGGTGGCGGCGTTCATCTCGTTCACGCCAGCGTAGTCCTCGGGTGGGTTCATGGTTCCAATAATCATGAAGCCAGCCTTGGCCTTGACCACACGGTTGTTGTCGTCGGGAATGACCATCATGCCTGTGTCCATCAAGCCGTTGAGTGCGATGAGAATGTTCTCACGAGCGGCGTTGATTTCATCACAGAGGAGGGGCAGACCGTGCTCAGCGGCCATGGTGAGGATGCCGTCTTGGAACACGACTTCGCCGTCTCGCAGGGTGCGAGAGCCAATGAATTGGTCCTCGGTGATGCCGTCCGAGAGGTTCACTCGGAGGAGGGGCACTTGGACCTCGTGGAAGAAGGACTTGGCGAGTTCAGACTTGCCGCAACCCGTGGGGCCGACTGCAAGCAGGTGAGCCTTGATGGTCTCACCGTTCAACGAACGGCGGTAGCGGTTGGCCAACAAGCGGTATTCCTGTCGGTCCGACTCAACGAACACACGGCGCGCTGGAATGAGGGACTTGAACCACTCGCTGAAATTGGCGATGGCGTCGGGGCTGTTGCGTGGGACGCCGTAAAACGACCCGCCGACCTGCACGGTGGCCACAGGGGTGTCGTCCGCAGGGACAACGCTCACAGGGGTGGAAGGTGATGGGGAAACAACAGAGTTCACCATGGGGGCGCCACCAGCAAGCAGGACATCTGCTTGGGCTTTGGACCACACTTGGCGGTCGTCGCCGATGGAAACACGGCAGACACCTGCTTTATCCATGCGGTTGGCGCTGAAAGCGTTGGACTTCAACGATTTCACAGTCGTCTCACGGCCGCTGGCTGTGATGAGACCGCATACGCTCTCAAGGTATTGTTCTTCGGTCATACGGCCGCCAGCAAGTGCGACGGCTTGGGTCATGGCTTCAATGGTTGTTAGGCTCATTTGGGTTCTCTCCAAACCGACCTAACACAGCCCACCTATATCAAAGTAGCGGTCAAAGTGTTTTGGGAGGGATGAATCCTTTGATGATGAGGTATGTCTCCAAGTGGTCCTCAGTCCATCGTTTATGACCTTGATTTGATTCCCACTCTCTCATTGTTCGGGTTGTCTCCCACATTTGACGAACCGCCTTCCTATCATAGTCCATAGCCTTGGCGATGCGGAGGTTTGCCTCGGCAACGACCGTCCAGCAAACGGCAGGAGAATGGGTTCGGTCATTCCAAACCAAAGACAGGATGGCCCGCCCTGCGACCCGAGGGTCCTCACGCATACATTGTATGGCGATGGAGTCAATGAGTTCGGCGTTCTCCTCCACAAAGGAGGCTCGCTCCTTGCCGATTGCTCGGACCCAGCGGTCGCTCCTCATGTGGCGATAGGCCAGCGTCCGAATCTGAAAGTGGGTCAAGCCAACCTCGCCTCGTAGTAGGCGGTAGCATTCCCGCTCCTTGCCGAGTCTCACGAGAACCACTCATCCAAGGTGGAGGTGCCGACCCCCGATATGCAACGGTCCCAATTTGTTCCCAGCGCTCCAAGGATGGCGGCGAATGAGTTGGACTGAGCGAACAACGATTCAATGCTCATGGGCCTATCAACCTCAATACCGTGCTGGTCGGGAGTGTCTCCCCACTCCACAGCCACTCGTCGGTTGTTTGGGAGAGGTTTGGGGGCCGATTTTGCGAAGAAAATGAGTGGTTTGTCTCCCAAGTCAAAGGTCGTTCCGATGTTATCGTTGCTCCACATAGCCGCCTTGTAGGCGAAAGTGCCCCGTTTCTTGAATCCAAACGGTTGGCCGAAGTCCTTCTGCTCGGTTTTGGCTGGGTCAAGCATGGTTTCATGGTGTTCTCTGACCAATTGAGCGACCTCGGGAGCGTCTCCACCATCCAAAATGCAGTCAAAAATGGCCTGCTGAACACGCTTGACAACGGGCGGAGACGATGAGCGGCGCAGTTCCACACCCCGATAACCGTGCTTCCCCGAATAATCCCGATAGGCATAGCGCTTCTTGACGCCCCATTGGAAGTATCGCTCATAATAGGCGTCGGGCTTGATGTTGAAGAACTCGTTCTTGGCCACATTGAGCGTCTCCTTGGTGAAGTCGTGGAACGATTCGTTGAGTTCGGAGCACAGGATTTGAGCCATATCCATGATGTCTCGCTCGGTGAAGGGACGAATTGACTCTTCGGCCTCGTCGTGATTGGCGATGGCGACCTTGCAGGAGTCCGTGTCTTGATAGAGCGTCATGAAGCGGAGTTCTATACACCCAAGGGATGGGGGTATATAGTCTTTTTCCACATATACCCCTTCATCACAGAACCAAAGAGTGCGGCGGTTGATGTAGTGCTTGTTCCAATCGTTGTGCAGTCGTGCGGTCTCGGTGATGTCAGACCCAATCTCGGGGTCGGCGAGACGGAACGGTCGGTTGCGGGTTTTTTCGGTTCGCCCCGAACCCAACACGCCATACCACGAGTTCATATTCTCCTTCATAACCCGTTGCTGGCGGTCCAGCAGGAGCAGTCGCTCGGGGTCTTTCTCGGTCCTCATCTCGTCCTTGAGTGCTTGACGGGCGCTGGCGAGGTTGCGGAGAACACGGGCCATGATGGACTCTTTGTCTCGGCGATAGTAGCGACCGCCCTGTGTTTTGGTGTAAGGGAACGGGAAGCCGTCGGGATAGTCGGCGGGGTTCACCTTGGTGTCGGGGCCGAAGTTCCCCGTGATGATGGCGGAGGGGTATTCCATGGAGTTATCCAATTCAAAGGCGTTCTTCCACACGCCCGTCGGGGCGTCCATGACAAACCCACCCTGCTCAATCCCGCCCTCGGGCATGGAGTCAGCGACGACCTGCACGGATGGGAGGATGATGTTCTCGTGCATCAGCAGGTGGCCCATCATGTCCTCAACGAGCATCATGTTGGAGTGGCTATTGTGTAGCGTTGAATTGTGATACGCCGTTTTCATCACATAGAAGGGGAGGAGGTCCAAACGGTCCATGCAACGATGAGCGCACACATTGTCCCACGCGTTATAAACGGCGAGCATCATGGGGTCCTCTTGCATCAATTGGACGATGCGGGTCCTCGGCACCTTGCCGTAGCCCAGCGTTGAGTGAGCCATCCACGAGAGCGAGGCCGCTCCCGTTGTGGCGGCGGCGCCTTGCACCTGCTCTGCGTAGGCAATTTTGGTGTCAAAGGTCGGCATCCGTCGCATGAAGTGTAGGTTTGGAGCGGACAACCCCTCCTTCCACTTGAGCCGTTTGGCTCTGTTCACGAGGTATGGAATGTCATAACCCTTGATGTTCTGACCTGCGAGGACATCGGGGTCGTAGCGCCGAATGGCGTCGGCCCACCACTTGAGGAGGTCCACTTCTCTTTCAGCAAAGTCGGGTGCGTCAAAATTGACCACGACGACCTTATCGGGGTCAATCGGAGGAATGGGGTTCTCGTGCTCCACAACCGCCTCAAGCGCCTCGGAGGACCCAAGGAACCTCTTGACCAAACGCTCGCTCGTAGGGGCTGTTGTAGCGATTTCATGGATGCCTGTGATTGAGTCATAGAGAGCGATTGACACGACGGGTTCGGGCGCGTTCTCCATATCCAACGAGTCAGCGGTCTCAATGTCAAAATAGAGGAGAGAGGGAGTGAAGTCAGAGGCAGGCACCTCGCTGGGGTGAATGTTCACGGGGCGCAAGGCTTGGAGGTCTTTGCTGAGGTCCACCTCAATGACGGCTTCCCAGCCGTGAGTCCAGCGCACGAGAGACGACCACTTGGCGTCTGCGGCGTAGTGCGGATAATAGAAGTCCCGAACCTTGCGAATGTGGAATGGAGAATCGCACAGGACCTCCATGAGGGGCGTGCCCTCCACGCTGGTTTTGTCCGAGATGGAGACCTTCTTCACACCGTCCACTCTGTTCGTCCATGGGTGCTGGGACTTGGGCTTGGCCGTCCAAAAGGCGGCCTTGCATCCGTGCACACGCAGGTTCACCGTGTCGCCGTTTCGTCGCTTGCATCGGAGCACCGTGCTCCACGCTTTCTCGTCGCCGTCTGCGGCCACATCAAGAATGAGGAGGGGTTCACGACTCATCGCCATTCCCCCACAGGAGACGGCGCCATGCTGAGCGTCGCTTCTTGCTCACGCCCTTCGTGGTCATGAGCAATTGGGTTTGCTTGCGCTCCATCTCACGGATTTTGTCGTTCAGCGCCTTGCGCTCGCACTCAATGCGAACGAGGGCGGCGGAGAGATAAACGCACATATCCAGCGCCTCTTCAATCGCCATCTCCACCCACGAGTCCTCTTTGGTTCCCCATTGGGTAGTGTCGTCTTGGTTGCGAAGGCCGTGGCCGTATCGGTCCACACCGATGGCCATGCGCTCTTTGATGAGTTCAATGATGCGAGGGTTGTCGTCCGCTTCGTGGCTCATGGTCTCCTCTCCCATACGAATCCGTTCTCAAGTCCCGAGCGGTCGCACACGACACGGTAGCGTCGGAGCAAACGGTCAAGCCAAGTTTGACGAACATGACATGGGATGGCGAGGAAGTTCTCACATTCAATGGCGAGTTCCTCGGCGGTTGAGCGGTTTCGTTGGAACGATAGGACTTCCCACATGGTCTTGCGAGTTAGCCCCATATATATAAGGATTGTGCTCAAAGAACCACCTTCCGTAGGAACGCCTTGACGGCCAGCACATCGTCTTGAGCGACGCTGGCCCAATAGAGGCCATCGCCAAGTCCCGAGAGCACCGCTTGTTGTAGGCCGAGGGGCATGGACTCGTCGTAGGCCACGAGGTCATAGAAGGCGTTGAGAATCTCCACGCCCGTCATGCCTCGCTTGGCCATGGCGTCCACCTCCTTATCCACCTCACGGAAGAGTCGGAGTGAGTCGCCACGAGGAGCCTTCTTGGCCTTGGCCACCTTGGCCAGCAGGGACTTGGTGCGGTCGGGGTCCATCGTAGTGATGAGGTCCTTCACATCGTCCACATGAACGGGGCCTTTGATTCGGGTTAGCGTCCACAGGAGGTTGAGTGCTTTCCGCATAGAGCCTCGGCTGGTCTTGCACAGGAGGTGCATAGCGTCGGGGCTTAGTGAGTCCGATAGGGCGGTGAGGGCGAGCCTCATGTCCTCGTTTGACACGGGACGGAATCTCGTGTCGCTGAATGCACATCGGTCCTTGATGGGGTCAATCAATTTTTGAGGGTAGTTCGCTGAGAGGATGAAGCGGGTCTGTTTGTAGCGCTCCATGGTGCGGCGCAGGGCCGACTGAGCGTCTGGGGTGAGGTTGTCCGCCTCGTCCAAGAACACGACATTGAACGGCATAGGACGCGTTTCTCCGTCGGGGGTAGTGTAGGTCCCGATGACGCCACGGCTGGCGAACTCCTTGACCTTGGTGCGTATGACTCCGATGGAGCGTTCGTCCGAGGCATTGAGTTCCAGCCAATTGGATTCCCACGAGTCGCCGAAGGCGTGCTTCATGAAGGCGATGGCCGTTGAGGTCTTGCCCGTCCCAGCGGGACCTGCAAAGAGTAGGTGGGGGACGCTGGTGTCGCCGTCCTCGTGGAGGCGTTGAACCATGGCCAGTAGGACTTTGATGATGTGATGTTGGCCCACGACCTCAAAGAGGTTCTGCGGGCGGTGTTGTTCAGTCCACATCGGGTTCACCTGCACTCAACACAACCGCCGAGGTCGTGGTTGCATCGTCGCCCTTCGGCGCCGCATTGAGAACAATGGTCGGGTGCTCGGTCGGGGATGGTGTAGCCAGCCTTGCTCTTGCGTTCATGAACGAGAGTCTCGGTCTTGGGGACCTCAGCCACGACGACGGA